GCTCTAAGTGAGCCTGAAGATCAACTATCAGACGAGCGAGTATCATCCCGCAAAGCAGCATGACCTTGACGCTGCTTGGGACCTGCACGCCGCAGAAGACGTTACGATTCCCGCTCGTGGTTCTAGCCTTGTCCCGACAGGTATCCGCATGAGTATTCCTATCGGGTATGCTGGGCTTATCCTTAGTCGTAGTGGCCTCGCATCGAATGGTATCTTCGTGTTGAATGCTCCCGGCGTTATCGACGCTGGGTATTCTGGCGAGGTACAAGTGATCCTCGCTAACTTCTCCGACAAGGAGCAGCGTATCACGAAGGGCAGTCGTGTCGCGCAGATTATGATCGTCAGCCTAGAGTCGTATTATTTTAGTCCGGGCGTTGTGTGGAGCGGTAGTCGCGGGGAGAATGGTCTTGGCTCTACTGGCGATTGATACTGAGACGAATGGTGTTGGCTGGCACGACGACGCCTTCATGGTAAGCATTGCTTACTATAAGGTGCAGGATCCAGCCAACGGAGTGCATTCCATTGTGTGGGATTTCCGTCCCGGTGCTATGGATCATGATGAAGAGCACTCGTGGGACGAGATCCTCTACTATATTTCTGATTCTGATACGATCATCATGCACAATGCGAAGTTTGATTTGCAGAAGTTGGTTCGCGCAGGCTTCCCGCTAAGAATCTTCAAAGACAAAGTAGAGGATACACAGGCCATCGCGCACCTCATTGACGAGCAGCAATCCACCGGACTCAAGTTCCTCGCAGAGAAGTACCTGAATGAAACTACCGATGAGAACGAAGCACTCAAAGCGTATCGTCGCAAGGCAAAGTTGAAGAAGGAAGACGGGTATCAGCATATACCCCACGAGATTCTCGCTCCCTACGCTGAGAAGGACGCGGAGTTTACGCTACGGCTCTACTCGCATCTCAAGCCCATGCTGCACAAGGACCTGCTTCCACTCTACAATATGGAGATCGAACTAACGTTCGCTTTGCTTGGCATTGAGGCGCGTGGTATGAGCGTTGATCGAGAGTATGTTACACAGAAGCGTAAGGAGTATGGTGATCGGATTTACAAACTTAAGCATCGTATTGGGGAACTTGCTGGGCCGGAGTTCAACCCGCAGTCACCGCAACAGGTTCTACACGCACTCGCAGAACGAGGCGTCAATGTTGGAAAGACAGACAAGGCCACGCTCTCCTCGCTGGACGACGAACTGGCACGACTGATCGTAGACTTGCGGGAGGCAAATAAGATCAAGGCCACGTACTTTGATGCTTTGCATGAGGAAGCGCGTGATGGTATTCTTCACCCTAACTTCCGTCAGCACGGCACGAGGACTGGGCGCATGAGCAGTGGGAGCGCAGAAGCATGATTAGTATTATCACCCCAACGTACGAGACTTCCAAGGATACTCTTGCTCGTACTTGGCAAAGCCTTAAGAATCAAACGCATGAGCAGTGGGAGTGGATTGTATGGGACGACTCGTATACCACAAGCACATGGTCACAAGTCTACGGGTTTTGTTCTGATGAGCGCTACAAGATTAGCCTGTTCCGCAGTCACGTTCACTCTGGTATCATCGGACAAGTCAAGCGTTGGGGCTTCATGGTTGCTGCTGGAGATATCCTTGTCGAACTTGACCATGATGACGAATTGACCCCCAATGCGCTTGAAGAGATCAGCAAAGCCTTTGAGGATCCGGAAGTCGGCTTTGTCTACTCGGATTGCAGTGAGATCCATCCTAACGGAGAGTCGCATAGGTACCCGGAGGGATGGGCGTTTGGTTATGGCAAAGAGTATTATGATGAGAAGCACGGGCTGTGGGTTATGCAAGCCCCCGAGATCAACGCGACTACACTCGGTCATATCGTCAGTGTTCCCAATCATGTTCGCGCATGGCGCGCTAGCGTCTATCGTGAACTTAACGGGCATGATCCTACGCTTCGTGTCGCCGATGATTATGAATTGATTGTCCGTACCGCTCTGCATACCAAGACGCACCACATTAATATGCTACTCTACAAGCAGCACATTAATCCTAACTCTGCGCAGCGCGTATATAATGCTGAGATTCAAGATCGTGTTGCAGAGATCAGCATGATGTATGCTGACAAGATCAAGGAGAAGTATTCGTGAACGTACAGAATATTCCTCGTAGCCAAAAGGATGTGAAGCGTGCATTTGTACCGAAACTGGATGCGTTCCTATTTTTTGATTATACGGCTATCGAAGTCCGGCTGCTCGCATACTACCTCGCACGAGCCATCGGCGATATGTCACTTTCTAGTGAGATCAACAATGGCGCAGACCCTCATCGCATCACCGCTCAGGGCCTCTTCCAGAGGGAGGATATCAGTGACGAGGATCGGCAAGTAGGAAAGACACTGAACTTCAGCATTATCTATGGTGGTGGCACGCCCACTATCATGCGACAACTAGGCGTGTCCTACACTGAGGCGCGCGACCTTCTGCGCGCATACCACACGACGCGCCCCGGAATCAAACTGCTCAACAATACCATCTCCGAGACACTCGCCGCGAGAGGCTACATCCAGAGCCTCTACGGGCGCAGACTACACGTCACAGAAGAGCACAAAGCGCTCAATGCGCTTATCCAAGGGTCAGCAGCAGACCTCATGCGAAATAGCGTCGTCAACGTAGACAAGTACCTCAATGCGAATTATGCTACGCACATCGTAAATATCGTACACGACGAGATCATCCTCGACACCGACAAGAATGAGATTGACGAACTCGTAACGATCATTCCTAACCTCATGGGGAATAAACTGGTCGAGCAATTCGTTAACATCAATGTGGACTGCGAAATCAGTTTCACCAATTGGGCCAATAAGGAGGAGTATGAGCGACCCAGTAAACAGCCCGAAGCACTACACGCAAGGTAGTATGGAAACAATCGAAGCCATCGAAGGCCTCAACCTCAATTATCACCAAGGCAACATCATCAAGTATGTCAGCCGGTACAATATGAAGGGCGGCATTCAAGACTTGCAAAAGGCACGATGGTATCTTGATCGGCTCATCCTCATTGAAGAGCGGAAGATTTGGAAGGAGAAGGACACGGATGGCAGTCGCGGGTAGTATCAAGAAGAACAAGTTGGAGCGCAACAAGGAGCGTATCCTTGAGCGTGGTAAGAAGAAGATGCAAGCAAAGGCGCTACGACAGGCGCGTAAGATGAAGGAGAAGCAGAATGCGAACACTTAAGTTGACCAGCCCTTACACCAAGGGCAAGGATGTGAAGGATGCGCAGCGCGCACTGAAGAAGTATGGTACGTGGGTTGGGCCAATTGATGGTATTTTTGGTGAGCGCACCGCTCGCGCGACAGCGCAGGCCAAGTTCCTGCTCGGTTATCAGGATCGTCACTGCACCCAAGTATACGGTCCGGTTCTCCACGCTTATCTGACTGGCACCAAGAAGCCTACCCCGCTCATGAAGCGCCGCGCTGAGAAGCGCAAGAAGAATCCTGCCACGCTTATGCGGCTTGAGGCTACTCGTATCGCCCAGTCCTTTGAGGGCGTCAAGGAGTCCCCTCCGAATTCTAACCGCGTACTGTTCTCCTCGTGGTATGGTATGGTTGGTCCGTGGTGCGCCATGTTCGTCACGTATTGTTTTGTCAAGGCTGGCAGCAAGGCCTTCAGTCAGGGTAGGCGTTGGGCGTACTGTCCGTTCATGGTTAATGATGCTCGCGCTCAGCGCAACGGACTTACCGTCGTGCCCAAGGAGAACGTGCAGACCGGGGATATCGCCATGTTTGACTGGCAGGGAGATGGCGTTAGCGATCACGTCGGCATCGTCATTAATCCTCCTAATAGCAAAGGTATTTTCAAGGCTGTAGAGGGAAACACTTCTACGTCCAGCGATAGTGACGGCGGGCAGGTAATGATCCGCGAGCGCAACACCAAGCAGGTTCAGGTTTTCATCCGAGTCGTGGAGTAAAGATTGCTTACAGAAGCGCAGAAGAACTGGTTCGAATACAACAAGGGCATCAACGCTGCCACGCTTGAAGCCTTCGGAGTCCACTCTGATGATGATTACGAGTGGGTCGTGTTCCCCTACCAGAATGGTGAGAAGAAGCGGTACATTGGTCCCGGCAAGCGCCGCTTTGCCAGCGAGAAGGGCCTGCACCTTGGACTCTACCACGGACCCCTCAATGATAAGCCGAATTGTTTTATCGTAGAGGGAGAGACGGACACCATGCGCCTCTGGCAAGAAGGCGTCCATAACGTCTACGGCATCCCCGGAGCATACGGCCTCAACCAGTCAGACGCAGACATTCTCACCAAGTACGATAGCATCTACGTCATCCTCGACAATGATGCCGATTATAATACCTCAGCGAAGATCGAGAAGGCGTGGACTAGTATTCGTGGTATCCTTGGGCACAAGGCAAAGCGCATCGTGCTCCCAGAGGATGTTAAGGATATCGTAGAGTTCTTTGAGAATTATAGCATGGATACTTTTATCAGCCTCGTCTCTGAGGTGCAGGCTGGAAAGTATCATTATCAGGCGCTCGACTTGTCTACAAAGCCTCCCGAGTACGAGTGGCTTGTAGACGGCGTTATCGCCAAAGGAGACACTACGCTTCTCGTAGGAGAACCGAACGTAGGCAAGTCGTGGTTGTCCCTTAGCCTTGCCGTTGCCGTTGCAAACGGTGATGATTCGTGGATCAAGTGGCCGCTAAACCATCACGGGAGAGTGTTGTATATTGATGAAGAGAATCCGCATGATGTGGTCTATCATAGGCTTCGACAACTTGGACTCCGAAACTATGATAATGTTAGGTACCTTCATCGGCAAGGAGTAAGACTAGACAGGCGCTTCGATAAGTTCCTAGACGAAGCCGTCACGTACCAGCCCAGCCTCATCGTACTGGACAGCCTCACTAGACTCCACACACAAGACGAGAACAACGCTGGAGCGATGGCCTCTCTGTTCAACGACAGCATCAATGTCTTGACAAAAGAGACCGGATCTGCTATAATGGTCCTACACCATACAAACAAGGGAGATTCGAACTCTAGTTACACGCGCACACGCGGATCTAGCGATATCGGAGCGGCAGTCGATTGTGGTCTTGAGGCTCGCGCAGTAGCCCCCGGACGATTCCGACTGATCCACTTCAAGTCGCGCCGCAAGCAAGCCGGAGAAGTAACCCACGTAGAGATTCGTGATACTGAAACCGGAGTTGGTATTCTACCCGCAACCGAACCCTTCTAAGGAGGTGACTATTATGACTGAGATTACGCCAATGCAGAAGATGCTTGTCGAGTGTGGCAATGAGCCCGATCTGATCGGAGAGCGCATCAGTGGTGTGCTTGAGTTCCTCACCGTTCGTGCCGCCATTGACAAGCCGTACATTATCTATAATGATAATGAGACGAGCATGGTCCTTATCGCCGCAGACTCGTATGTCGAGGATATCAAGAACAGTGTTCCCGAGTACGTCAAGCGGTGGGAGGATGATCTTGACGAGATGCCCGAGGAGTTCATCACGAACTCCGATCCGGGCGATGAGCAGGAGGACGCGGATGAGTCTTCCGCCGAACAGGAGTAAGCAGTGGAAGGCTTGGGAAAGGGAAGTAGCCGCTGATCTTGGAGGAAAGCGCACAGGACCAAGAGGAGAAGACCTACCAGATGTGATGGATCTTCCCGGAGGGTTCGCGCCAGAATGCAAGTATCAGAAGAGATTGTCACTCAAGGATGCTGATCTCAAACAAGCCCAACACAACGCAAGAGGCAACCAGTGGGCGCTTTTCCTAAGAGAAGCAAAGTCTGGACGCAGATTCGTAGTAGTACCATACCGAACATTCCTACGCATGTGGGACTCGTATACTAAGGAGAATACAAATGGATGAGTATCTTACCGTCGCTGGCATCATTCAGTTTGAGCCGCGCACTCGTCAGGCCAAGGACAAGACCGTCCGCGATATCGCCGTCAAGGCCATCGGCAACAACAAGTTGGTCAACATCACCGTCTGGCCCGAGAAGGACAACATCAATCTCGCAAAGGGCGACTTCATCGTCGCTGATGGATTGTTCAAGACCAGCACTGGTCAGAACAAGAATGGTGAGCAGCAGACCTATTACAATCTCTCCGCCAACACGCTCATCAACTTTGGTGGCGAGTCTGGTGGCGGAACGACCAGCACCACGACCACGAAGAAGGCTGATGAGCCGACCAGTGGTGATGACTTTCCCTTCTGATGAGTGGTGAGGATTATCGAGCCGAATGGAAGTATCATAAGAATGTAGCACAATACGAGCGACTAATCGCTGATGCGGCATGGAAGTTCCGCAACGCAGCAGAATACGATGATCTCTACCAAGAAGGGTTGATCGCCTTGTGGAAGTGCAATCCGTACGCGCCCTCCCAAGTGATTAGCAGCGCAATCTTCAATCGTATGAAAGATTGGGTACGGTACATCAAAAGGCTCAGACACAACCAATACGTATCATACGATGAGATTATGGATCATCATGTACGAGAAGCAAACAATTGAAGCGTTACTAAGAAACTATTCCACACTGACCGGCGTTCTTGTAACCGGCGGCAGTGAGGAACTAGTAGCAGCAAAAATGGATCTTGACTCGGCGATGCGCAAACTACAACGCAACAGCAAGAACCTACATAATACTCTTATCGGCGTCTTCGTCTATGGGAACCCGATTCAAGAACAAGCAAAACAAATGAATGTAAGTAAGCGTCAGATTTTGCGCAGACTCGATGATGGGCTGCACATGCTGACCATGATTATGAATGGTGAGGTCCTATAATGCGAGTAGATACGAGTGATAAGAGTCGTTTTGAGTTTGGTCTAGAGAAGCCGCTTATGCTTCGTGGAGACTGGGCCGTGACCGCTGACTGGCACGTCCCCCTCTACGACGCTAAACTTGTCAACGAGTTTCTTGACGAGGCAGCCGACTACTCCAACCTTCTCATCGCTGGTGATTATCTGAATGGTGATAGTCTCTCCCAGTATTATCCCAAGCAGAAGAGCGCTGGCATTGAGAAGGAGGTTAGCGAGGCTCGTAGTCTGATGGAAGTTCTTGCTCAGAACTTCAAGCAGATTGTGTTCCTTAAGGGCAATCATGATTATCGGTATGTGAAGAGCGCAGAGTATCGCCAAGATTTTGTGACTGCGATGAAGGAAGTCTTTGCTGGCATCAATCTTGGCTCGTGCAAGTTGCGCTTCACCAACTTGGATCATGTGTATCTTAACAGCAATGGTGAGAAGTATTTCATTGCGCACCCTACCTCGTACTCCAAGAATCCTCTCGTCAACCCCAACAACATTGCCACCGTGCAGAAGTGCAATGTTCTTACAGCACACACGCATCATTGTGCAATGGGCTGGGACACGAGCGGAGAGTACATCATCGGAGAGTTGGGTGGCTTCTTCAACATTGCTCAGACCGAATATTTGCAGGACACGACAACGTATCCTAACTGGTGCAACGGGTACTGGTTCATCACTCGTGGTAAGGCTGATATGGTATCGTATGGTGCGCGTGGAAAGCGCATGCTTGGGCGTAGTCGTTAGGGGCCGTGGTGGAATTGGCAGACACGACGGACTTAAAATTCGTTGCCTTCGGGCGTGAGGGTTCGATCCCCTCCGGCCCTACCTACTGAAAGGAGACTATATGAATTTGCCCACAGACTATCAGACGTTTATCGCAACGTCTAGGTATGCTCGCTGGCTAGAGGATAAGAAGCGTCGAGAGTATTGGCCCGAGACGGTCAGCCGGTACATCGACTTCATGGATCAGCAGTTGCGACAAAAGCATAATTATAAGATGGATACTACGCTCAAGGCAGAGTTGCTTGACGCCATCATTAACCTTGACGTTATGCCGAGTATGCGTGCTCTGATGACGGCCGGTCCCGCACTAGAACGAGAGAACGTCGCCGGATACAATTGTTCGTACACGCCGATTAATCATCCTCGCTGCTTTGACGAGATCCTCTACATCCTCATGAACGGTGTTGGCGTGGGTTTCTCTGTGGAGCGCGACGAGATCAATCAGTTGCCTATCGTAAACGAGCACTTTGAGAATAGTGATACGATTATCAAGGTTGGTGATTCTAAGGGAGGTTGGGCCAAGGCTCTGCGCGAGTTGATCGCCATGCTCTACGCTGGGCAGATTCCGTCATGGGATACGAATACGATTCGTCCCGCCGGTAGTCGGCTCAAGACTTTCGGAGGAAGGGCCAGTGGTCCCGAGCCCCTAGAGGACCTCTTCAAGTTCACCGTGAATGTTTTCAAGAACGCGGCGGGTCGCAGACTCCACGCTATCGAGTGTCACGATTTGGTCTGTAAGATCGCCGAGGTCGTCGTTGTTGGTGGTGTTCGCCGTTCGGCGCTTATCTCCCTCAGCAATCTCAGTGATGGGCGTATGCGCAACGCTAAGAGTGGCGAGTGGTGGAATGAGAATCCTCAGCGTGCACTCGCAAATAATAGTGTCGCGTACTCTGAGACTCCCGGCATGGACGCCTTCATGGAAGAGTGGCTCAGCCTCTACCAATCAAAGAGCGGTGAGCGTGGTATTTTCAATCGTGATGCTGCAAAGAAGCAGGCCGCGAAGAATGGTAGGCGCGAGTATAATCACCAGTTCGGAACGAACCCGTGCAGCGAGATCATCCTTCGTCCCCACCAGTTCTGCAATCTGACTGAGGTTGTAGTCAGGTCTGATGATACGTTTGATTCGTTGAAGCAGAAGGTTCGGCTCGCTACCATTCTCGGTACATTCCAATCCACCCTTACCGACTTCAAGTATCTTCGCAAGATCTGGAAGCATAACACTGAGGAAGAGCGACTGCTTGGTGTTTCGCTGACTGGTATCTTCGACAATAAGATCATGGTAGGTAAGGGCTCCTTCCAACTTGGGCCGAATCTCAAGGAGATGCGGCAAGAAGCGGTGCTTACAAATGCGAAGTATGCTAAGCAGATTGGTATTCCTGTGTCTACTGCCATTACTTGCGTCAAGCCTAGTGGTACAGTCTCTCAGTTGGTGGACTCCGCTTCCGGCATTCATCCTAGGTATAGTGAATATTATATTCGTCGTGTGCGTGGTGATGTTAAGGACCCGTTGACGCAGTTCCTCATGGACTCTGGCGTACCACACGAGCCGGATGTTATGAATACTGAGAATATGATGGTGTTCTCGTTTCCGCAGAAGGCGCCTACTACGTACAAGCAAGAGTTGACTGCTGTTGAGCACTTGGAGTTGTGGCTCGCATATCAGGAGCATTGGTGCGAGCATAAGCCGTCTATTACAGTGAGTGTTGCTGAGGACGAGTGGATGGTGGTTGGTGCTTGGGTGTACGATCATTTTGATGAGGTGAGTGGTATTAGTTTCTTGCCTAAGAACGATCATACGTATCGTCAAGCCCCTTATGAGGCTATCACGAAGGAGCAGTATGACGAGTTGGTTAAGGAGAGTCCGAAGAGTATTGATTGGGTTGCTCTGGCAGAGTATGAATTAGAAGATAATACTGAGTCTAGTCAGACGTTTGCTTGCACGAGTGATTCTTGTGAGGTTGTTGATATCAAGGCTTAGCCGTGTAGATAATTTAGGCAACAAAAAAGGGGACTATCCGAGTATTATGCCCGGATAGTCCCCTTTAGTATTTGTTTGTTTACTCGTCCCAGCCCTTGCTCTGCTGGTACTGGCGGACCATGTTATACACTAACGATAACACGGCGGCAACACCAGCGACGAACGGAGCAGCAACATCAGCAGGCTCGTCAATGCCAGCGATGCCATCAACGAGCAGCACAGCAAGAAACGCTTGGATAAACGTTAGTGCTGCGCGGGTTAGAATCTCACGCCAATTCATCACATACCCCACTGCTTCTTCTGAACCTTACCCATCAACGGATACACATTAACAGGCTGGCGACCCATCATATTAGTAGCATATTGTTGATCGGGACTCTGCACAACAGAACCAATCGGCTTAACAACCTTACGCTTAGCCTTCATATTAGCCAACTTAGTCTTATAAGACTCCTTCATAACCGGCTTCATCGTCTTAGTAGACGCACCATAACCAGCCATATTAACCTTACCATCCTTATACGGCATAACACTCCTCCTTAAATAGCCTGAGTAACAAACCAAATAATACCAGCAAGAATACCACCACTAAGAACACTCGTAGCAATCATCGTCTGCATACGCTTACCCTCAGCAATACCATCCCACTTCGCATGATCCATCTCCAAATCAGTCACACGACCATTCGTACGCTTAACCTCAGTATGAATCTGCTCCAACCTCGCATCCACCTCGTCAAGACGATGAAGGATGACCTGAATATCTCCCTCACTCACATCGGATCACCCCCCAAGAATGCTAAGAACACGATTAAACGACAAGGACGACGAGCCCTTAGGCTTCTCATCCTCCAACTTCAACAACACCAACTGAATCGTAGCCTCATCAACACCCTGCTCAATAGCAGCCGGAAGCCACACACCCTGCACATAATCACGCTTACGCTGCCACTCACGAGCATTATCAACAATACGCTCAGCCTCACTCTTCTCATAATTATTCTGCTCACCACGAAGCACCGCCGCAGCCATAGCCTCCTCCTGCGCCAAATCCTCCATACGAGCAATATTAGGCTCATAAATCTTAAGCGGGAACAACGCCTTTGTAGCCGCATCCTGCCAAGAACCCGGACGAATCTGCGTCGTCTGCTCAGGAATACTCAACTCCCAATCAGAGAAACGCTCATCAGCATCCCTATTCTTAAGAATATCCTCAGCATTCTCAATACTACGATACCTGTTAGCCAGCGAATCATCCTCATAAGCGCGAGACAACGAGTCCCAGAATAGGCTCTTAGGAATCGCAATACCCGGCATCGACTGAAAACTATTATACAACCCGCGAACAACACCCTGCCGCTCATAAACCTGACGACCCGTAAACGGATCAACACCAGTCGTAGTCTTAATAAGTTCATTAAAATATGGGTTTGTAAAATTAAGAATCGTACTACCACTAGTAGAACCAGTAAGAAGATTCTGCAACGCAAGACCCATATCGCCAGTAGTACCAAAAGGACTAATCGCACCAATATCAATACGATAATCCTCACCCTCAAGACCAAGCGCCTCCTTCATAAAATCAGGAAGCGGAACCGTCTGATACATCCACTCCGGCAACCCAGCCTCAAGCATACGATTATACCCGTACCCGCCAAGATTAGCCACAGCAAGCGCTGTAATAGGCTTATCAATAGGAAGCCTCCACGTAAACGCCAACGAGTGACGCTGCCAAGCATAGAACGGCATAAGAAGATTACGCATCAACTGCTCAGCCGGACCAAACGTATGATAATTACCACTCACCGTGTTCGTAGTATACCGCATACGATACTTCAGACGAGCATCATAATACGGCGACAAAGGATCCAACAACAAGTCCGCCGCAGCCTCAAACCGAGTAATCTCATCACTAGGATTACCACGAAAATCAACACCACGACGAATATACTCATCAACCGCCTCACCCGCCATAAACTGTCGGAAACGCGGATCAGCATCAAGAAACTCCTTAGCCACCGCCTTACGAACAAAACGCTCAAACGCAGCAATAGTAGTATAACCACCATTCCAACCATACTTTCGCGCCATACCAGCAAAAGCAAGATCCTCAGTAGCAGCCTTGCCCATCTCCTGCCGATACACATTACGATTCAACTCGTACGACAAATGATAATCAAGAACGCCGCTATCCCTGACGAAATTATACCAAGGCTCCGTACCACTACGACGAGCCGCCTCCTGCATAGCACGAGTAAGAACCTTACCCGCCACAAGAGGATTATACAACATCAGCATCGCCAAACCACCAATAACATTAGTCCCGATAAAGCGCGGATTCATATTAAGCACAAGACGCTTAAATACATTCGTAGTTCCGCTAATAAGAGGGCGATTCAACAAATTACTAGCAAAATCATTACCCTCCATAACCATCCTCTTGGCCACACGATCAACGCTATTAGGGACAGCAAGAACATACGTACCAGCACTATCAGGAACATCCTCAAACGCTTCATACATAACACGCTGATAAGCGCTATAATTCTTTAATTGAGAAGCCTCCTCCTCAGCAGCAATACGCCACCAATCACGAATATCTCCACGCACAACCCACAAGCGCTCACCATTACGCTCAATAAGACCAAATCCAGCATCAATATCAAAAGGCGAATCCATAATAGGCAACGAATCCACATCACGAACACCCTCAGCAAACTCGCCAAGAACACCACGATCACGAGCAAACCTCTCAGCCGCCTCACGATCACTAAACACACGAACATGCTTAAGAATTTTATAATCAGCGCCACGCTTACCGACAAGCCTATTAAGAGGAATCAACTCAGCATTAGCCTCAAGAATCTCCCCAACCTCACGCTCAAACCGATTCTTAACATACTGAACTTGAGACAAAGCATACATACGAAGAGTATGCTGCTTCAACGCATTACGAGCAACAATACCTTCCCACGCAAGATCAGCAAAATTAGCAGACTCACCGCTAATGCCACTCTCCGTAACCTTATCCGAATAAAACTTAGCATTAGGAAAATACTCACTCAAAGCATTAAGCGTTCCAGCCTCAATAAGATCCCGCGCCCTATCCTTCTTCAAAACCTTCTTAGGCCTCAAGAAAAACTCCTTCGGCAACACAAAAACCTCATCCTCATTAAGAATCGTACCACGCTTAGGCTTACCAGCCTCAACAACACCCTTCAAACGAGGAATATGCACAGCAATAAAATCAGAATCACGACCATACTTACCCGGATTCTTAGCCAGAATCATAATAGGTGCGCCCTCAGACGCACTACTACCCTGAGCATCCCGAAGAACACCCTGCTCATCCGCAGCATCCAACGCGCGATACAACTCGTCAATAAGAAACGCACGCTCCTCAGCATCAACCTTATCATACACAGTCACACCCTGCTCATCCTTAACATGCTGCCAAGAATTACGATCATTAAACCGCGCAGAATGCAACGGATAATTACCATTCATCTGAAGAACACGCGCCTCAGCATTATAAAACTCGCCACCAGAACCAAACAAATCATCAATCGTCAAACGAAGCGCA